TGCAACAGCTTTAAGCCAGTTTGAAGGCAAAAGAGTTGAATTAGTACTTAGAAAAGATAACTACTATCGTAGCAACCAACAGAATGCTTATTACTTCGCTGTAATAGTTCCACTAACAATAGAAGCTATTAAAAACGAATGGGGAGAGACATGGGGAGTTGAGAAAACACATAACATGTACAAGACAATGTTTTTATGTGAAGAAAAAGCTAATTACAGAACAGGTGAAATAATTAAAATACCTAAATCAACTACACAAAACACAACAATAGAACAAGAAGACTTTCACAATCAATGTAGAGAGTTTTTAAGAGAGTGGTTTAATGTAGAAGCACCTTTACCTAATGAAGAAATAATATTTGAATGAATATTACTAACGAAGACAATATGGAGCTAATGGCAAGGTATGAAGATAATTACTTTGACCTTGCAATAGTAGACCCTCCCTATGGTATAGATATTGCTAATATGAATATGGGAATAGGTAACACACCAAAAGCAAGTAAAGCTAAAAATAGAAAATGGAAAGCTAAAGATTGGGATAGTGATACACCAAGTGAGCAGTATTTTAAAGAATTGTTTAGAGTAAGTAAGAATCAAATAATTTGGGGAGGTAATTATTTTGATTTACCTCCTTGTAGAAAGTTTATTATATGGGATAAAGAAATACCAAAAGGCTTGAGTTTTAGTGATTGTGAATACGCTTGGACTTCTTTTAAAGGTGCAAATAAAATGTTTAGATATAGTGCATACAGAAACAAAAGCGAAAAATTTCACCCAACACAAAAACCGCCTACACTTTATGATTATTGCTTAATAAATTATGCTAAACAAGGAGACAAAATACTTGACACACATTTAGGGAGTGCTTCAATAGCAATAGCTTGCCATAATTTAGGATATGACTTAACCGCTTGTGAGTTAGACAAAGATTATTACAACGCGGCCATGAAAAGAATTAACCAACATAAACAACAATTAAGAATAGCAATTTGAATAAACAACAAAAAATCAAGTTATGGGACATGGAGGAGTAAGGCCAGGAGCTGGAAGGCCTAAGAAAGCAGATGAAGCTAAATTAATAGAAAGACTAGATAATATCATCAATCAAGATGAGGTTATTGAAAAGCTTAAAGAATTAATCCAAAAAGGAGATTTAAGAGCTATTTCTATTTACATGGATAGAAGATATGGCAAGCCAGTGGAAACTAAGGACATTAACGTAGATAGAGATTTACCATTATTCATAGATGAACTATAAAAGCACTACAACAGTTCTAAAACTTAGAAAGCTAGATTCAAGAACTAGAATTGTAAGAGGTGGAACATCTGCTGGCAAAACAATTGCAATACTTCTTATCCTCATTTCGTATGCTTGCAACAATGATAACAAAGAAATTAGTGTAGTATCTGAATCAATACCTCATCTACGTAGAGGAGCTTTAAAAGACTTCATTGCAATACTAAAAGCACTAAACAGATACAGAGAAAAAAAGTTCAATAGAAGTACTTTAAAATATCAATTCAGCAATGGTTCATATATAGAGTTTTTTTCAACCGACCAGCCAGATAAACTAAGAGGAGCAAGAAGAACAGACCTTTATATCAATGAGTGTAACAATGTTCCATTTGATGCTTACCAACAGCTTGCAATAAGAACATC